ATTGTTACTGGCTGGAATATTAAGTTCTTTGATATACCATATCTTGTGAATAGAATGAATCTATTATTTGATGAACCATTTTATTATGATTTATCTCCTTGGCAGTTTGTAAGTGAGAGAACTATAACGGCCTTTGGAGGCGCAAAACAGCAACAATCATATGAACTTATGGGTGTTGGTACTCTTGATTATTTGGACTTATATCGAAAATTTACTTATAAAAATCAGGAATCATATAGATTAGATCATATTACTCATGTTGAATTAAATGAACGAAAAATGGATTATTCTGAATATGGTTCATTACATAATCTTTGGAAAGAAGACTATCAGAAATTTATAGAATATAATATAAAAGATGTGGAGCTTGTGAATCGATTAGAAGATAAAATGAAACTAATCGAAATGGCTACTGTATTAGCATATGATGCTAAAGTAAATTATACAGATGTTTATACTCAAGTTAGAATGTGGGATACTTTGATTTATAACGAATTAAGAAATAAGGGTGTACAACTTCCTCCTAAAAAGAATTCAATAAAAGATAGACCTTATATAGGCGCTTATGTGAAAGAACCTATTCCTGGAATGTATGAGTGGGTTGCTAGTTTTGATTTAGATAGTCTGTATCCACATTTAATCATGCAATATAATATTTCTCCAGAAACATTACTTACAGACTTTCCTCAAAAATCATTATCAGTTGAAAAACTTTTAAATCAAGAAATTAGTACTGATTATGCTAAAACCGAAGATATATGTGTAGGAGCTAATGGATTTCATTTTTCAAATGAACATCAAGGATTTCTTCCAGAAATGATGGAAAGAATGTATGCAGAACGAAAAAAGTTTAAAAAAGACATGCTCAGGGCACAACAACAATTAGAAATAGAAACCGATGGTTTGGATAGATTACGACTTATTAAAGAGGTTTCAAGATTGAATAACATGCAGATGGCGAGAAAGATTCAACTCAATTCTGCTTATGGTGCTTTGGGTAACCAATATTTTAGATTTTATGATGAGAGACAAGCAACGGCTATTACAACTGGGGGCCAACTTTCAATTAGATGGGTTGAGAATGATGTTAATGGTTATTTGAATAAAATTCTAAAGACAGAAAATAAGGATTATATTATAGCCGCTGATACTGATTCAATTTATATTTGTTTAGATAAATTGGTTAAATCTGTTTTTACTGATACAAGTGATAAAGAAAAAATTATTAAATTTTTAGATAAGGTGTGTGAAACGAAAATTCAAGATTGTATAAATGATTCATTTAATAGATTACACGTATATATGAATGCATTTGAACAAAAAATGAATATGTCTAGAGAAGTTCTTGCAGACAAGGCAGTTTGGACTGGTAAGAAGCATTATATTATGAATGTTCATAATAGCGAGGGAGTACAATATGCTAAACCTAGATTAAAAGTAATGGGATTAGAATCAGTTAAATCTTCAACTCCAGCAGTTTGTAGAGACAAATTAAAACAGTCTTTCGATATTCTTATGAATGGATCTGAAGATCAAATGCAGAAATTTATTGAAGAATTTAAAGAAACTTTTCAAGCTCTTCCACCAGAAGATATTGCATTTCCGAGGTCTGTTAATGGAATTGGCAAATATAGTGATAGTGTGCTTTTATATAAAAAAGGTACACCTATACATGTAAAAGGAACCATTATACACAATAAGTTATTAAAAGAACATAAACTTACAAAGAAATATGAAATCATTCAGGAGGGGGAAAAGATTAAATTTTCTTATCTCAAAGAACCAAATCCTGTGGGGGATACTGTAATCAGTATGGGAACAGTATTGCCTTTAGAATTTGGATTACATGAATATATAAACTATAACATGCAATTTGAAAAGTCTTTTTTAGAACCATTAAAAACTATATTAAACTGTGTTGGATGGGAACATGAAAAAAGAAGTACACTTGAAGAATTTTTTATTTAAGGAGATATAATGAGTTTTTTGAAAGAAATAATTAAGGAGGTGGGAAATGAATATGCTGGATTGGTTTCCGATGGTGTTGAAGCAGGGGATGTCGAATCTTTCATTGATACTGGCAGTTATGCTTTTAATGCTTTACTTAGTGGGTCCATATATGGAGGCTTGGCCTCAAACAAAATTACAGCATTTGCTGGAGAAAGTGCAACTGGGAAAACATTCTTTGTACTGGGTATTGTCAAACAGTTTTTGGAGGACAATCCTACTGGTGGCGTTCTTTATTTTGAGTCTGAATCTGCTATAACTAAACAGATGATTGAACAACGAGAAATAGACACTTCTCGTATGGTTATGTTACCAGTTGCTACAATTCAAGAGTTTGCACATCAAGTTACAAAAGTTCTTGATAAACATCTTGCTAGTGAAGACAGGGTGCCTTTAATGATATGTCTTGATAGTCTTGGTATGTTATCTACTTCGAAAGAGGTGGGTGATATTACTGATGGTAAAGAAACAAGAGACATGACAAGAGCCGCACTTGTAAAGGGAACATTTAGAGTACTAACACTTAAAGCAAGTAAAGCAAAAGTCCCCGTATTAATTACAAATCATACATATAGTCAAATCGGTGTGATGTTTCCGCAACAAATTATGGGCGGTGGTACTGGTCTTTATTATGCTTCAAGCAATATTGTATTTCTTTCAAAAAGAAAAGAAAAAGAGGGAACTGAAGTAATAGGCAATATCATTCATTGTAAAAATCATAAATCTAGACTAACAGTAGAAAATAGAATGGTTGATGCATTAGTGACTTATAATAAAGGATTGGATCGTTGGCATGGTATGTTAGAGCTTGCTGAAGAAGCTGGTATTTTTACTAAAGTCTCAACGAGATATGAGCTTCCAGATGGTACAAAATTATTCGGTAAGGCAATCATGCAAGATCCTAAAAAACATTTTACCGAAGAAATAATGTTAAAAATAGACAAATATTGTCAAGAGAAATTTTTATATGGAACAACAGAAACAGAAACCAGTAATGAAGAAGTGGTACAAAATGGTGAAAAATCCCCAGGATGAGGGGGATGACCAATTTGCTTTTATTATCACTAAGGGTAAATTTAAAGATGTAATTTATAAGTATAATCGATTCGGTTTAATAGATCCCGAGAAAGAGGCCGAAGAGTTGAAATATCGGTTTGAATATGATATACTAGAAATACCTGAAGATATTAGAAAACAATCATATGCTGATACTGAAGGTATAGAATTTGAAAAATTAATAGGCGATATTTTAGTAGAAGTAATTCAGGAAAATCTAGATTTAAGTATAAACGAAAATGACGAGAATAGAGGACACGATACTAAAGAATCTTATATTCAACGATGAATATACTAGGAAATCTTTACCATATCTAAAAACAGAATATTTTTCAGATCATAATGATCGATTTCTTTTTGAGGAAATAGAAAATTATGTAAATAAGTTTAACGTTCTTCCCACCAAAGAGGCATTAATTATAGAAGTTGGAAATAATGCAAAACTTTCTGAAGATCAGTTCGATGGTGTTTCTAAAAAAGTTACAGAATATTTTATCAGTAAAGAAGATACAGAAACCGACTGGTTACTTGAAACTACTGAAAAATTTTGTCAAGACAAAGCAATCTATAATGCAGTACTTGAATCAATTGGTATTATTGATAATCAAAAAGAAACAGAAAAAGATAAAGGAGCTATACCAGAAATTTTATCTGATGCTCTTTCTGTTTCTTTTGATCCTAACATAGGTCATGATTACATTGAAGATTCGAATGAGCGGTTCGAATTTTATCACAGAGTTGAAGAAAAGATCCCCTTTGATCTAGATTATTTTAATAAAATAACTAAGGGTGGTTTATCTAAAAAAACTTTGAATGTCACACTTGCTGGTGTAGGTGTAGGAAAGTCATTATTCATGTGTCATCATGCGGCTTCTTCAATAGCTCAAGGATTAAATGTTTTATATATTACTCTTGAGATGGCCGAAGAAAAAATCGCAGAGAGAATTGATGCGAATTTAATGAATATTACGATAGATGATTTACACGATATACCTAAAGATATGTTTGATAAAAAAATGAAAAAAGTTAAAAAATCAACATCGGGTAGATTGATTGTTAAAGAATATCCCCCAGCTTCTGCGAATGTAAATCATTTTAGAAATTTATTGAATGAGTTAAAATTAAAAAGAAAATTTGTACCTGAAATTATATTCATAGATTACTTAAATATTATGGCCTCATCTAGATTGAAGTATGGTAATACTGTAAATTCTTATAATTATATTAAATCGATTGCAGAAGAAGTACGTGGTCTTGCAGTTGAAAACAATCTTCCTATTTGTTCCGCTACACAAACAACTAGATCAGGATTTACGGATACAGATTTTGGGCTTGAAGACACTTCTGAATCATTTGGGTTGCCAGCAACTGCAGATTTTATGTTTGCTTTAATTAGTACAGAAGAATTAGAAGAACTTGATCAAATTTTAATTAAACAATTGAAAAATCGCTATAGTGATCCTGGTAAAAATAAGAGATTTGTAATTGGAATTGATAGAGCAAAAATGAAACTATATGATCTTGAAGAATCTGCTCAAAGTGATCTTGTTACAAGATCAACAAAAAAGAAAAAGCAAGGATCTTGGAATAAAAAAGAGGATGATCCTCCAGTATTCGATGTTGGTATAAAGAAAAAAAAGAAAGATTTTTCGGAGTTTTCCTTTAATTAGCTTGACACTATTGCCCAAATTTGAGATAATATAAGTGTAATGGTGGAGCTATATAGGCTCTTTTTGTTAATCTCAAACAAATGAGGTGATATGTATAAATTTATGCTGATAATATTGTCGCTCGTAGTGATACTATTCTCAAGTTCTTGTGCCCCCTATCCAGTTGTGGCGAAAACTTCTGGATTGCCGTTAGGTACTGTCATAACTCTTGGCGGTAAAAAAATGATTGTAGTCAGTCAAGAAAATGAAAAAGTAAGATTAAAACCTTACAAGTCTGCGGTTGTGAAAACAGTAGAACTTAAACCCGAAGCTCCAAAACCAGAATGGGAGAGTAAAAAAGTAGTTACAGAGGGTGTAAAAAATGTTCAAGAGTGTCTTAATCCTATGGGTTGTCCTCAAGATGTTAAAACAGGTGAATGTCTTGAAGGGTGTTCTGAACAAAAAGTAAAAATTAAAATGACAGAAACAATTGTTACTTCAGAAACTAAAGTAGATGAAGTTAAACCAGTTTCAGATACACTTGATTCTGAATTAGTTCTTGCAACATTATTTCGAATAGATACAGTTTATGGTGAATTATATACAGATTATCGTCAATATTATGGAAAACCTGAATGGCTTTGTGTATTAGCAAATACTATGGGCGATAAACGAACAAAAAGAGCAATATCACAACTTATTTATTCCAATCCTAAATTTCTAAAGATTTGCGATAATACATTTATTCATAGTAAAGGTACAAATCTTTGGACCGCATATCGTCCTTAAATATCCTGCCCAAGTTATCCTCAATTAGATAATATAATAAATAGTTAGTGACTATTTATGTTTATATTACAGTACTTAGAGGAAAATGATCACTTTCAAAGATTTTTTGTTAGAATCTCAGGGTGCTAACAAGCATCTTGAGCATATAGAAGATGAAGTTTTAAACGGTGGATTTGATGGTGTGAAAAAAGCGATCACATATTTAAGTTCATTGGGATCAACTTTAAAGGGATCTTCTTCTAAGAAAATTAAAATAACAACCAAATGGGATGGAGCGCCAGCAATTGTAGCTGGAGTAGATCCTGAATCTGGAAAATTTTTTGTAGCAACTAAGCATGGTGCATTTTCAAAAGTACCCAAATTAAATTTTTCAGATGAAGATATTGATAATAATCATGAAGGTAGCTTACGTATTGACTTAAAAGAGTCTTTGAAATATCTTAAAGATATTGGAATGGATGGTGTTTATCAAGGAGATTTATTATATAGTCGTGCAAAACCTAAAACGTTACAGAATATAGATGGTGAATCACACATTGTTTTTACACCAAATGTTATAACATATGCAATTAAATCAAGAAGTGAATTAGGAAAAAGGATAAATGCTTCAAACTTGGGTATTGTTTGGCACACAAAATATACTGGTGAAAAAGTAAACCAGATGAATGCTTCATTTGATGTAGATGTTAGTAACTTTACACAAACATCAGATGTGTGGTTTAAAGATGCTGAATATGAAAAAATGGACGGAATAGCATCTTTTACTCAAGAAGAAACTGAAAAATATTTTAATGTGCTTTCGATGGCAGGTAGGTTGTTTAGAACTCTTAATAAAAAACTATTAGATGGTATAAAAGATGATAAATACTTAAATACACAGATTAAAGCATTTGCTAATTTTAAAATAAGACAGGGTATGCCCATAGGAAATGTTAATAGTCATGTTGTAGGTTTGATTAGATATTTACAAAATAAATTAGATAAAGAGGTTGAAAAATTAAAGACGGTAAGAGGTAAAGAAAATAGGCGTAAAAAAAATGAAGACATTTTAAAATTTTTTACTGAAAATAAAAATGCTTTGAAAAATATGTTTCAAATGCAAAATGTTCTTATAGCCGCTAAGATGATAATAATTAAAAAATTGCAAGATATTCAGCCCATGACAAAAACATTTATACAGACAGATAAAGGTTTTGAGATTACAAATCCAGAAGGATTTGTTGCAGTCACATTAGATGATGGAGCAGTAAAATTAGTAGATAGACTAGAGTTTTCTAGACAAAATTTCTTAGCACCAAAAACATTTGGGAGTAAAGCATAATGGAAGAATTAGAACAGGATCTTTTAGATAAATTAGGTGAATCTTATATAAAAATAGCATTGAATGAAGATGTTGATGCACGATTAAAAAGATTGGCCAGAGAAGGTTTAATTGCCAAAGAAGAATACGCATTGTTTCTTAAAACAATGAAAGATTTGGAAGACGAGAAAAAACCAACTCCTAAGCAAAGAATATTGATTATGCGGATTTTTGATAAATTGCTTGGTCTAATTATGGGCGATAAAGTCGTATATCAAAAGATATTACAGACCGTTAAAAAAGGCAAAAAAGACAAATCTAAAGTGAAAGAAGAAATATTTAGATCAACGCATACAGTCTTTGTTCATGAAGGTATAGAATATTACGTGACTGCTGAAAAAGAAATAATAGAAGTACCACTTTCATTTTAATAAATACTTAAAATGAAGAACTATAAAAATTTTTTAGTAGAAACAAAGCAAGAAAAGACAGCAATCGCAACTTATGGTAGAATGAATCCTCCTACTATAGGTCATGTCAAACTTGCAAAAAAGATTTTATCGGAAGCAAGAAGACATAAGGCAGAACCTTATATTTGTTTGTCTCCTACTCAGAATGCTAAAAAGGATCCGTTAGATCCAGAAAGAAAACTTTTTTATGTTGAAAAAACGATAGGTCCACATATTCAT